TTCTACTCGCCTTACGGAAATATGTTAACTATAGCTAACGGCAGATTGCTTTTGCCTTATTATGCTATTTCTCCAAGCGGTGGAATTTCGAGTATGATTAAGTTTTCAGATGATAACGGGGTAACATGGGGCGGAGACGTTATAGTAGGCACAGATCCTACTAACGGTTACAATGAAACGTCTTTTGCATACCTTGATGGAGGTGTTATTTTAGCAGTTGCTAGAAGAACAGATCAAATTTTACTAAGACAGTTTTTATCTACTGACAATGGTCAAACTTGGACTAATCAGGGGGATATAGCAAGTTCTAACACTCAAAACGTTGCCGCATGGCTAACATCATATAATGAGGAAAACGGTGAAAAATACGTGGCTTTATTTTCTTCTCTTCGAGGCGTTGGTGCAGGTGTTAACGGTGTAGTGGCTAGAAAATCAGCTTTAATATCTTCGGGCGTATCTGCTTGGTTGGCTGAAACAAGAACCTTGTTAAACACCTCTCCAAATGCAGATTCGGGCTACCCATCTGTTATAGTTCAAAGAGGCGGTAAGAAAATGTTAGGGATGTCATATTCGTCTACAAGTTCAACAGTTGCAAATTATAAGTTTTGGAACTATACGCCAAACGCAGTAGTGCCAGCAATGAGCGGAACTACTAATTACGTACAAAAAAAGACTGGCGATGCTAGTTTATCAAATAGTACTATTTACGACAATGGGACTGATTTTGTAGGTGTTGGAGCTATTGCCCCAAATATAACAGCTATAGGAAAAACATTGACTGTTAGCACGCCTACCACTGATGGAATTAGCGTTTTGGAATTAGTAGGCAATAGCATTGTAAATGGCACTAGAACAGGTGGAATATACTTTGGTAACAATGCCTCTCCTACGGTATTTAATGCTGGAATGTATGCTACAAGAGAGGGAGGAAGTAGTTCTTTTGCTGATTTACATTTTGATATTAGGGGTGTAGGCGGGTATAGAAGTAATGCCTTTAGAATATTTAATAGCGGGGGTATTGGAATTGGGAGCGCTGCTACGGATGCTGGAAATACAAATTTAAGCATTGCGGGATTAGCAGGAACTGGAACACGTCAAGTTGTAGCAAGTTCAACAGGCGTTTTGTCGGCTGGTACAGTACAACCTTTAAAATACGTCGCTTTATTGAATCAATCAGGTACAAGTGCGCCAACAGCAACGGTAGTGGAAAATACTTTAGGAGGAACGCTTGTTTGGACAAGAAATTCCACAGGAAATTACTACGCAACATTAACAGGCGCTTTCCCAGATGTGAATAAAGTAATATGTTTTACAGGAGGTAGTATCTCAGGAGTTTTACCACTTGAAATAGTAAGAACTCAGCATCTAAATAGCAATACTGTTCAGATATTCACACAACAAGCCACAGACGGCGCTTTCGTAGATGGCTCATTGGTTCAAACAACTATTGAAATCAGAGTATATCCATAATTAACAATTAAACACAAATAAACATGAAAACACAATTTATTACATGGCTAGTAACATTAGGGGCTTTATTAGACTCTCTTTATGGAATTTTAGCTGAAAACTCAGGATTGCTTTCTGAATTAGGGGTATCACCAAAAGTTACAAAAGTTGTTTTGGTAGTAGGTTTGATATGGACGGCTTTTAGTAAAAAACTAGCTATAGCAAAACCGCAATCTATAATTGGGGGGACAAAACCGCCAGAAGAAAAAGATGAGAAGTAAACATCTAATATTATTACTCCTAATTCCATTATCAGAGATAAAGGCAATTTTTTACGATTCCGATTTAAAAGTACATTGGTACTTATTTTCAGAAAAGAAAAAGTTTTTATGTAATGTATTAGAAGACTATTCTAATATGATAATTTTAGGAGTAGTATTTTATTTTATCTCTTTTCTAAAACCTGATTTAATCACTAGAAAAATTTGCTTATTTTTGTTTATTATTAATTTCTTAGATTTGGTATTTATTGGATTAATGGGTAATGCCCTTTACTTGTTAAAAATTCCTATTTCTATTTTAACCTACAGCTATGTATGCAAACGTTTAAATGGCTTTTTAACTCGTTAAATTACGGATTTTACTGTTTGTATAGCTTTACATTAATTGATGTAATTAAGAAGGTTGTTTTCAATCAGTTTAATTTAAGTAATGCGACTAACTTTGTACAATTCTTACTTACATTAATAGGAGTTATATTTGCGTATTTCAGATTGCGTTCATACATAAGAGATTCAAAAATTAAAAGCGAAATATTAGAACAGGAATTAATACATAAAAAGAATTCAAACTTTTACACCAAATGGGATAAAGAGTTTATAGAACCGTTTAAAGAAGAAATAAAATGAAATTAAATAGCACAGGATATAAAGCATTACATGAACGTGAAGGATTGCGTTTAAAGCCTTATTTAGACACAAAAGGAATACCAACTATAGCAATGGGTAATACTTACTATTTAGACGGTACAAAAGTAACAATGAAAGACAAAGCATTGACTATAGAAGAAGCTGGAAACTTAGCAACAGTAACCGCTGATAAATTTGCTTTTCAAGTTAACGCATTGATTACTTCGAAAGTAAATCAAAATCAATTTAATGCCTTAGTTTCTTTGGCTTATAACATTGGAATTACAGGCTTTAGAAATAGCACCGTACTAAGAAAAGTAAATATTAATCCTAACGATCCTAAAATAAAAGATGCGTTCTTAATGTGGACTAAAAACCCAGAATTAAAAGGCCGTAGAGATTCAGAAATAAAACAATACTTTACATCATGAAAAAACTAATTATCATCCTGCTCTTTACAATTGGATTAAATGCCCAGGTAAAAAAATCTGATTTTATTCAAAAAACGGTTATTACAGGAACTGTTGAAATAGACGGTCACGAAACTAAATCATTTTTTATATTAGAAACTACTTTAAACGGAATTAGAATTTATGACCGAGATACTAATAAAGAATATCAACTAAGAAAATGCAACAAAGAAAAATGTGATATTATTCATTTAGTAATTAAGAATGAAAATATACTAAACGGATCGATTAGACTAGATCCGTGGTTAATTAATAACACAACAACATCAAAAGGACTATGAAAAAATCATTTTGGAATACAACGGTTGGGAAACTAGCTGTTGCTTTAGGTAAAATAGCGATAGGAATGATTGCAAAAAATCAAAAAAGAATAAAAGGAACTGACAATGTAAAAAAAGTTGATGATATATTGAATCAAATTCCTTAACTTTACATTATCGAATTGGTTACTCGATAATTTTCTTTCATAATTAATATTTTTAGTCCCCTGTATTTCGGTACAGGGGATTTTTTTGTTTGTTAAAGTTGTGTTAAAGTTTAAATTATGACATTATCAATTAAAAAACAATGTTATATTTGCATAACCAATAACGGTAAAAACTAAAAAATTAAGTTATGAAAACATTCGCAGATTTATCAGATTTAGAAAAAGTAGAATTGACAACAGAACAAGTCCAATATTATGCAAAAATTGATTGTGCAAATAGAGGAGTAGTTATTCCGCAAAAACCAATAAATGAATTAAAGCAGGTTATTGCTCCAACACAAAATTATTTTCAAATAGGTTACGAATCTTTTGTCTTTGAAACAATGGATGATGCTCAAGCGTATATTGACGCAAAAAGTAAGTCTTTTAGAGTTGTATCAATAGGAAGTAATTTTGATAGTAAAAGTCAATTTATATCAGAAAAAATGAATGACTATAAAGAAATTAAAACTATCGCTCTTTATACAAAAGAAGAAACAGCTGATTTAAAATCTATTTTAGAATACAACTCAGAAGTATCTAAAGAGCTAAAAGTATATTCAGAGGCTTTATCTAAATACAATGAAATTGAGTCTGTTATTTGGGAAGAAATTCAAGAAATTAACTATAAAAATTCAAGAGAGAACTTTTATGATAAAATATATAAAGACTATCTAGAATTAGCAGGTGGAGATATTAAAATAGCTTATACATTTTTTGACAAAGCTTATAGAAATATTTCATTAAATGATATTGATAGAGAAATTGTTGACGTTATTTTAAATTCTAATTCAATTGAAGATCAAAAAATATAACTTATGAAAAACAACGAAAGAAACGCTGGACGCAAAAAAGGTACAAATATTGCCTATACAGTCAGATGCCATCCAAAAGTAATAAAAGACGTCCGTAAGTACGCAAAAGAACAAAGCGAGAAATATTTAGAACAATTAAAAAAACAGAAATCATCTTATGAAAACAATTAAATTAGATAGTGAAAAATTAGAAATTACTTTTAATGAAAGTAGCAAAATTACAATATCCACAAAAGAAGATGTTATTGTAAACGTTAACGATAAAAAACTTTTTAAAAATGGAAGTTTATCAATCGAAGAAAATCTAAGCATTTCTTTTGAAGAAACAATAAAATTAAAAGTAGGTAAAATTTATAAAAAAGGCGAAATGTTAATTAAGTTAATTTGGGCTGATGAATTTGACTCTAGCGGTTTTTTTCAAAGATTTCATTTTTATGGGTTTAATACTGATACTGGTTATTTTAAATCATGCTTTGACGTAATGCACAATAATTATCATGGATTTGAAGAAGCAACTAAAGAAGAATGGAAAGAAAAAATGATTGAAAAATGCTCAAAAATGACTCCAAAAGACATTTATTATTTATTAGAAAATTTAATCAGTAAAGAAACTCAGAAATCATGATAGAAAACGTAATTAATGACTTGTGGATTTTAGTGCCGATCGTCGCAGTGTTTATATATTTAATAGTAACTAAAAAATAATCACAATTGCCGAAAATCTCGCAAAACCACTGTTATGTGAGGTTGTGGCTAATTAAAACTAAATGCCTTATGAAAAACATTTATAAAAAACTTTTAATGCTAATGACATTAGATTATTTCAAGTCTTACAGACTTATGGTTACAGAAGATATTATAGATATAAAACTGACTCCGAAAAATAACCATGATGCCGAGATAACTTACTCAATGAGAAACACAAAGCATAACATAGAATTTTTAGGTTACAGCTTAGAAAATGACATTAAAAAGCACAGACTTAGCAATCTCACATAACGTTCCCACGCTCGTAGTAGTGGCAAATTTCGGAAACGTAAATTTTCGGCTACTACTGAATTTCTTGCGAAAGATAAACGTGATTTTACCACATATTTTGCCATTACTACAAACCGATGTTAGGAGCAGGCTTTTTATTTACTAATAAATTTGAAATGAAAAACATACACATAAATAACGATGACAATTATGCAACTCCTCCAAAGCTATATGAGGAGTTGAACAAACGATTTAATTTCGATTTTGATCCTTGCCCTTACAACGAAAAAGAAATTGTAAATGATGGATTAAAAATTGAATGGGGAAACTCAAATTTTGTTAATCCACCTTATAGCCAAAAACTAAAAGAGGAATTTGTAAAACGAGGAGTTGAAGAAATGAAGAAAGGAAAAGTTTGTGTTTTCCTAATTCCAGTATCTACAAGTACAAAATTATTTCACGAATGGATCAAACCAAACGCAACTGAAATTGATTTTTTAAAAGGTAGAATTAAATTTGGTAAGTTAGATGAAAACGGAAATTTCTACATACCATTAAACGCAAAAAGAAAAGAGCAAAGCGGAACTAAAGATAGTATGATTGTCGTTTTCGATGGTCGCTAGCAAGCTTGCTCCTAACGTTTGCCACTTGGTGCGGTTGGGGCTAAATAAGCCGAATTAATAACTATAAAAACAATCATTATGATACAAGAAAATAATAAAATTCAAGACAATGCCCAATCGCTCCAAATGGCTGTTATGCAACGTTGCCCTAGTTTTGTCGATGATAACAAAACTCATTATGTTATTTATGTTGAATATATAAATAAACGTCCTCATTTGGTAAATTCAGTTTCATATATTCCAAATGCTGTAAATGGTGCTTATTGGAGATTATATCATTGGGATTTTGAATTAAACGATAATGATTCAAAAGATTTAATTGCATACAATAGTGGCTCTGGAGGTTGTGAAAAAGATATTGTAGCACCAAACTTTATTAAAAATAAAAATGTAGCAGAAATTTGGATTGCTGATGGAATTGAGTTGCAAGGTAAAGGAGCTAATTTTACTTTAATCAAGGAATTGATAGAACTAGAAAACTATTTTGAAAAAAGCAAAAATCCTTTTGAAATTGCTGAAATAGTAGATAATATCGAATATTGTCCAAAATGTAAATCTTATTCTCGTGATTTTTGCGATACGCATTTATATTATCACGATGATGGAACTATCAGATATAAAGGTAATCATAAGCACGTTGTGTACTAATGTTGCATAACTATCGGCTACACGCTATAAATGTATTACAATTATGAAGAAATACACAAAAACAAAGGTTATTCGCATTTCAGAAGTTCAGTTAAACACACTTCAGAAAATGAAATCTTATAATGTTGACATTGGTAAATTCATACGTGATGCTATTTCAGAAAAAATAAAACGGGAGCATAAAGATTTAATCCCAAGTCCCAAAAAAGAATTTTGTCCGTTTTGAAAACTTTAACATATTTAATTATTATTATTCATAATTATACGCTAAATTTGTTTAACTTTAAAAATGAAAGCTATGACAGAATATCCAGAATACAACCCGTTAGACGAAATGAAAGATTTGCCTCCATTATCAGAATTAGAGCAATTACAAGAAGATTACTCGGAACTTAGAAAGAAGTTAGATAAAGTAAAGTCTATGACAACAGAATTTCAAGATCACCCAGCTTTTTTATTAATCAAACTTAAAAAACTATTTAAAATATGTTAGCAAAATTTAAAATAATAAAAGACAGACCTTATTTTTATGAGGTTCTGTCTGTCGCAACAGGAAAAGAGCGTTCTAATATTGAAAAGAACTGGTTTAAAAAGCTTTTTGTAGATGTGCCAAAACCACACATTCCAATAGCTGAAAACATAATTGAAAAAACACTTCTTTATCAAAATGAATTAGCTGAGGAAACTAAGAGAATCAAAAACAAATACTTCGGGAATTAACCATTAAAAAATTAATTATGAAAGACTTGGAAAAAGAAAATAAATCAGAAGTTGTTTTATCCGATAAAGAATGGTACGATTGGAAAGAAGTATGTGGTTTTATAGTTGAGGATGCTCTTTTTAATAAGCTTAATGTTAATGATACTATTAAAAAACTTAGTAAGAAATTTAAATTAACTCCTAAATCATGAAAAACATAATAAAAAATTTCGTAAAAACCCAAGAGCAGAAAAGTAAGTTAGACTTAATATCTGAGTTGCTAGTTTCGGGAAGCGTACAGGAAAATATTGATTTATTCAATAAAGTAAAAGCAAACTTTCATCTTGCAATGGATTTAGAACGCCAAAGAAAAGAAAAGGAAATTAATTTGATAAATAGAATTAGACCAATTAAACAGTATAATACCGATTTTGATAAACCCGCACCAAAAGATTGTGATGTTATATTCGAATTAGTAGAACCAATTAAAAATTAAGATTATGAGTAACCTACCAAAGATACAAGATTTGTATTCTGATAAATTAACAACACAAAAAAATGATGCTTTTGTAGCTTTAATGAACCAACAGCCAAAACCAATTTGGGTAAAAGTCCATCCGTTTATTAAAAACTATAAATACTTACCTATTGAAAGAGTAGAATATCTTTTAAAAACTATATTCAAAAGATACCGTATTGAAATTACAGGGCAAGGAACTTCTTTTAATGGGGTTTGGGTAACAGTAAGAGTTCATTATTTGCACCCATTGACAGGTGATTGGGATTTTCACGATGGAATAGGGGCAAAGGAATTGCAAACCGCAAAAGGAACTTCTCCAGCTGATCTTGCGAATATCAATAATGGTGCTTTATCAATGGCTTTCCCAATGGCTAAAACAATAGCAATAAAAGACGCTTGCGACCATTTCGGAAACTTATTTGGAGCTGATTTAAACCGTAAAGATATTATCACTTATGATGTTGATTTGACATTACAGGATTTAACACCAACGCACCCGAATTGGAATAAAGCAAAAGAAGCTGTTAAGAATGGAAGCGCAACAATCGAGCAAATTAAGAAATCATATACAATAAGCCAAGAACATGAGCAAGAACTTCAAAATTAGAGCAAGCGGAGCTGGTTCAATAATGAGCAACCCACGAAGTAAAACAGAATTATTATCTCAAACAACAACTACATTCGTTTATGATTGGCTAAAAGAATCGATTTACGGCGTTAAAAAGCAAATCAAAAGCAAATACCTAGACAAAGGCATTACTTACGAAAATACGGCAATTGATAAAGCGATAGAATGGCTAGATTTGCCTTTCGTTTTAAAGAATGAAAGTTTCTTTGAAGATGATTACTTTACAGGGACACCCGACTTAATTTCAGAAGATAGAATTTACGATATAAAATGCTCTTGGGATTGTTTCACGTTTCCGCTATTTGAAACTGAAATACCGACAAAAGATTATTTTTATCAATTGCAGGTTTATATGCATTTGACAGGAAAGAAAAATGCAACTTTGGTTTATGTGCTTTTGAATACTCCAGAAGAAATGCATTGGGAAATGCAACACAATTACGATGCATTAGATAAAAAATATCGAATTAAAACTTTTGATGTTGATTACGACGCTTCGGTTATTGAAGATTTACAACAAAGAGTTTTAAATATTAGAGAATTTATAAAA